CACCGCAGGCAGGCGCGGAGCGGCCCTGACCGTGAGCGGGGCCGCTCCGCTTTATCATGCAGTCATGAAGCGCTGGCTGGTGGTGGCCGCTGTCATCGTCATAGCCGCTATGGCTGTGTGGTGGCCGATGGGCGGCCAGCACTGGCTGGCCGTGCACACCGGCACCGTCAACGAGACCGGCCCGTATTACGGGTTCTGGTCTGGGTTCGGCTCCGATCTCGGTGAGTACGTGATTATTGCGGGCCTGCTCTCAAACGTCGCTTTGCTCTGGCGTAAGCACACCTGCCACTATTCGTGGTGGTGCTGGCGTCATCCTCATCATCAGCTCGAAGGCACCCCGTACATGCTCTGCTCGCATCACCACCCGCTGATTGACGAATCGTGCACGGTAAAAGACGCGGTAAACGCGGTCAGGGAGGCCCAGAATGTCTTACCCGTGGGAAGGCACGCTGCGCTGTGGCAAAGCCCCGGAAGGGTGCCCGCACGCCGAGATAGAGGGCCTGGGCTTCTGCTTCCTGCATATCCCGGCCGCCGACCTGGAGGAAGCCGAGCTGATCACCGGCTGGCGGCGCTGCCGGTGGGGCCGTGGCCGCTGCCACGAGATCGCGGCACCCGGCCGCGAGCCGTCCTACTGCCCGAGACACCACCAGGTGGAGTTCGAGTCACGCAACCGCAGAGCCGGGCAGGGATTCGTCAATGAGGCGATGGGGGAACAGCTCGCGGCGATCCTGGCCGAGCACGGCGAATACCTGCTGCACCCACCTGCGATAGGTGACCCGCTCGAAGCCCTGATGACCCTGGCCGACCAGATCATGGCCTTCTGCGAAATCCTCCGCCAGCGGGTGGCCCGGCTGGAGATGAGCCAGTGGCGCTACGCCCACGACCGGGCCGGTGAGCAGGTCCGCACCGAGCTGTACCTGTATGAGCGGGCTCTGGACCGGGCCGGCAAGCACCTGACCAACATCGCCAAGCTCCGCATCCGGGAGCACAAGCTGGAGCTGGAGCGCGAGGTGATCACGGTCATTCAGCGGGCTCTGGGCATGGCGCTGGAGGCGTCCGGGCTCGATCTGGTGGGCCAGCAGAAGGCACGCGAGGTGCTGGCCCGCGAGCTGGAGGCCATCGAGAAGTGAGCCTTCTGGCGCAGGTCGGCGTGGCGCTGGGAGAAGCGCCGCGGGACCCGCGTGCTCTGTGGCGGCAGCAGGCGCGGCCCGAGCAGCTCATGCCGATGGACGAAGAGTGGCGCGTCCTGTACTGGCAGGGCGGGCGCGGGGCCGGCAAGAACCGGGCCGGGGCCGGCGCGATGGCGGAGTGGGTGCTGGGCGACACCGACGGCGAGGGCGAGTACGGCGTCATAGCCCCGACCTACGCCGACGCCTGGACCAAGTGCATCGAAGGTGAGAGCGGGCTGCTGGCCGCGCTCGGCACCAACATGGCGGAGATCAAGGACCACCGCTCGCGGTACGTCCGCTCAGCCTGGCGCACCTACGGCCAGGTGATCTTCCACAACGGCATCATCGTCTACGTTGACTCCGCCGCCGAGGGTGCTCCGCGGGTCCAGGGCCGCAACCTGAAAGGCATCTGGTGCGATGAGATCGGCCTGTGGGAGAAGTGGGAGGTCGCCTGGCACGAGTCGATCAAGTACGCGGTGCGGCGCGGCATCTCGCGGATCATCGTCACCGGCACACCCAAGATCGCGCGCCCGGCACGACGGCTGATCCGTTCCCTGATCCGTAACGATCCCGAGCACGGCGGGGTGATCGTCAGGCGGCTCTACACCAAGGACAACGTAGAGAACCTGAGCCCGGAGTTCTACCGGGCGGTGGTCGGCACCGCGTCCGGCACCCGGCTGGAGCAGCAGGAGCTGTACGGGGACCTGCTCGATGACGTCGCCAACTCGCTGTGGACGCGGGACCACATCGACTCGATCCACTGCCCAGCGCCCGGCGAGCCCGGAGGCCCTGAGTACCTGACCAGGGTCTGCATCGGCGTTGACCCCTCCGACGGCAACGAGACCAGCGACGAACAGGCGTTTACGATCGTCGGCCGCGGGCCGAACGAGGACAAGCACCTGTACGTGATCGAGAGCTGGGGCGGCCAGGAAGACCCGGTGACGTTCGCCAAGCGGGTGCTGCGCAAGGCGGTGGAGTATGACGCCACGGTGGTGGTCGAGAAGAACCACGGCGGGGCGTGGCTTACGTCGGTGTTCAGGCTGGTCATGAACGAGATGGGCGTTACGGTCCGGCTGAAAACGGTGCACGCCAGCCATAACAAGCGCACCCGGGCCGAGCCGGTGGCCGCGATGTACGACCGCGGCGGGGGCACGATGGTGCAGCACTGCCGCAAGACCGTGGTCGAGCTGTGCAACTGCTCCGACAAGGCACACGCGGCTACCGGGCACAAGACGCCGGATCTGTCGATGAACGAGCTGGAAGACCAGATGGTCACCTTCACCGGGGCCACCAAGGAGCGGAGCCCCGACCGGCTGGACAGCCTGGTCTGGGGGTGCGACCCCTTCAAGGGCATGACGATGGGCAAGCCAGTGCACGCCAAGCCGGTCAAGTACGCCCAGGACGATGCGGAGAAGGACTACCCGGCCATCGAAGAGCTGACTGCGCCCGACCGCGAGAGCCAGGCCCGCAAGCGCCGCAAGCCGCTGCCCGCCCAGAACGGCGTCAACCCCGACCCGGCCTGGGCGCTGGAGGACTTCGCCCCGAAGGACCCCGACGACCTGCCAGGGCAGCCCAGCAACGGGGGCAACACGTTCGGCTGGCGGTAGCGGGTGACCTGGGTTAACCTCCGCGCTACTCTGTCACCATGGCGGACTCCAAGCAGGGCCAGGTGCTTGCCTTCCCTGATCTAAAGCCGAAGACGCGGCGGGAGTTCTTGCAGGATGAGCTGGGCACCCAGTTCGACATAGGCCAGCGGCTCTTTGCTTATTACGGCGAAGGCGATGTCTTCGACTATGGCGAGTACACGTCCCGTGACATGAAGGCGATGTTCAGCCGGGACGGCATCTGCTCGGCCGTGGAGCTGGTGCTGACCCTCCCGATCCGCGAGGCCGACTACTCGATCGAGCCCACCAAGGGCGACAAGGGAGAAGCGGACTTCGCCCGGTCGGTGCTGCTGACCCCCGACATGGAGGGCGGCATGAAGACGCCCATCCAGCAGCTCGTGGGGCAGATCACCAGCGGGCAGGTCTACCGGCGCGCGTTCTTCGAGACCGTCTGGAAGATCCGCCCGGATGACGAGAAGATCATCTACGACAAGGTTGCCTACCGGCCGCCGGCCACCTGCCAGGCCCGGTACAACGACCGCAGCGGGGAGCCGAACGGGTTCCGCCAGCAGGTCTGGCTGTTCGGCGGCAACCTGATGACCTCGCCCAAGCAGAAGGTGCCCGGCTACGTTGATATCCCCAAGGTGCGCAGCTACATCTACACCCACGGCAAGCACCGCGAGCCGCTTACCGGCGTGTCGGAGATGGAGATCTCCTACTGGTGCTACCAGACCAAGATGAAGCTGCTCTACCTCTGGTACCACTTCCTGGAGAACCAGGCGCTCCCCCGGATCGTGGTCTACGGGGATGATCAGCCAGAGGCCAACACACGGGCCAGCGACATCGCCAGCTTGAAGAGCAGCGGTGTGGTCGGGCTCATCCGGCCGTCGGACAATGCCAAGACCTTCGAGCAGATCGAGACGCACAGCGACAACGGCAAGTATTTCTCCGACGCGATGGGCTGGCTGGAAGGCTGGCAGACCCACAGCGTCCTGGCTGGGTTCATGGCTCTCACCGGCTCGGCCACTGGTGGGAAAGGCAGCTATGCGCTCAGCCAGGACCAGTCGAGCTTCTACCTGAAATCCCGCCAGGGCGTGGCCGCCGAGATCGCGGAGTCCATTACGCTCGACCTGATGCGCCCGCTGATCGTGCTGAACTTCGGCCCGAAGGCCGCGTTCCCGACGTGGCGGTTCGGCCCGCTGCAAGATGAGCAGATCCAGGCGCTGGTCACCCTGTTCGGCCAGCTCGCCGCGGCTCCTGCCTTGCACATCCCGCTCCAGGTGCTCGACCTGATCACCGAGCGCATGTCATCGATCCTCCAGCTCGACATCGACCAGGTACACGCCGCGCTCACATCCACCGCCAACCAGCGGGCGGAACAGCTCGCATCACAGGCACCGCCAGGGATGCCCGCCGAAGCAGCCGCTGGCGTCGGCGCGCTGAACGGAGGCGTCAATGCTGCTGTTGGTATTGCCCAGCAGGCGATGCAGCACGCTGGCGCTGGAGCAGGAGCACCGAACGGCTCACGCAGCGGCCTGCCCCCACCGGCAGCCAAGCCCGCCACCGCGGCCGGGCCACCGGCTAAGCCGCCAGCGGTACCTCCACCGGGGAAGATGGCGTAACGATGGGACTGCTGCACAGCAGGGCCAGCAAGAAGCGGGACCGGGCGGAAGCGGCCCTGCTGCGCGAGGAAAGACGAGGCATCAAGAGAGACCGCCAGGTGACGGAGGCCGGGAGCAGCGTTATCCGGCAGCCGACGGTCCGTGACGCGGTTATGGCCTGGCTACGGCGGTGAGCAGGCCGCGGGTCACCGAGACCTACTCCGCATCGGCTGGCGGGGCCGTGATCGGCCTGGCCCAGTGGGCACTGGCCACGTACGCATTCGGTGGCCATGAGCCAGCACCAGTCACAGCAGCGGTGTTCATCCTGTTGCCCGTTGTCTTCGGCGGGGTGACCGCGTTCTTCACCCGGCGCGACTGCAAGGAGGCGGAGCCGCCCAGTGCAGCAAGCACCACCACCCCAACAGCAGCAGCAGGGCCAGGGAGCTAACGCCTACCAGGTACTCATAGCGACCGCGCTGGCCATCAGCACAGCGGCCACGGTCGCTGACGCCGTAATCCCGCTGGCCGTCTACTTCGCCAATATGGGCATCCGGGTGGCCGCGCTGCGCGGCGCGCTGACCGCAGCGATGTCCTTCCCGCCCGAGAAGCTGGGTGCACCAGGCCCGGCCACCCGCACGGCGATCGAGCTGAACACGATGCGCCGGGCTCAGTTCGTGGTAGCCGCGGCCCGCCGCATCGAGCAGGACTGCCGGCTGGCGGTGTCTCACAATGAGAACCTGGCCGGCGTCATCAGCCTGTCTATCGCCCGGGAACGCCGGTACTACGGCCAGCACATGATGGCCGTCTGGAACCGTGCTGACGCAGCAGCCAAGGTGGACAGCGCCGCCAGCCTGTACGGCCTGCTGCTCGGCTGGAACACCGTGCTCGATGCCAGGACGTCGCGGGAATGCCGGGCCGCGGACGGGAAGAACTTCTACGCTGACCGGATGCCTGCTATCGGTTACCCGGGCTCGGTGCACCCGCACTGCCGGTGCTATCCCGGCCGGCCGCACGAAGGTGCGAAGATGCTCCCTAGCGCCAGGCGGCTCGTGAGGGCCATGATTGCTGCATAACTGGAGGCATCGATGCCGTACTTCATCAAATGTGAGGGCTGCGGGGCCAGCTCTCTCATCGACTGCTCGTGCGCCCTGATCGGCCACCCGGTGGAGAGTACCCGGGTCCACCACGACCAGTGCCAGATGAGCAACATCGGGGCCGCCGTCACCTGC